CCCAAAGACAAGCCAAAACAGCAGCACAAGCCAAGAAAAGCGGCAAATTTGCACGTTTTCGGCATTCCTTTATATTAGCGTTTTTAATTTGGTTATAAAATACGCTTGTTTTGTCGTATTTTTGTAACCAGCCGCAAAAGACAAAGCCAATGTAAAGAATTATTTGTTTATCGGCATGTTTCAGCCGTTAACAAATAATCTACTCAATCAGTCTGTAATTTATTTTTTATCCTCCAGTCAAAGCTCAGCCCATATTTTGCCCCACCTTCAGATCTATCCGCATGAGCATACGCGATGACAAGGTTATTTTCGCCCGAAAATTTTCTCTTAGACATTGCATGAGCGTTACATGGTTTTTCATCGAGGAAAGTTTTTCGTGACAAGATCCCGCCATTTTGAATTGCAATTTTCGACAATCTTCAAACTTGGAGAATCAGAAATGTTAAGCCGGAAATTGTTTTGGAGGGTGACAAAATCCGATTGCGGCAATTTCTTCATCTGGCTCCCATGATTCATATTTCATCAATCATTCTTCTGCTGATCATCTTTGCCGTTTCAGTCCAGGTTTATTTGTTGATGATTGAAATGAGCCTGCCAAAATCGGGCAAAATCGACTTCGATTCAATGCTTTTGTTATCATCAATACGAAAGCCGCGCAATGACATGCCATCGTAGCCACCAGAATAGGCCAAGGGTGATAACATCATACTTCAGCACCACAGCAGCCAATGAAGACAATCCACACACTAAAGGAGATACAAAGAAGATACAAATACGACCCTCAAAATCTTTCAAATCACCGTAAAACACTGGCTATCAGAGCATTTTCATATTATGCGTTAGTGGGACACCAATTAGAATCGCCATTTTGCGCCTATTTTTGTCTTTTGGTGGCTTAACATCATACTTTACCCATGGCCAAGCCTGCCACATGAGCGTATTACGTCACCACCATAAGCCTTATTATCATCATCAATGATCGCCCTACACGGCTATTCTTAGCGGTTTCAGGCACAAAAGCGGTGGTTTCTACCCCTAAAGCACACGTTACCAGAGCCTATTTCACATTGTTTTGGTTAAGCAATCTTAACCGCCAAACCCTCAGTTTTGACTTTATCTTAACATCTTAGCATATTCTTTGCCGGAGCGAGGAAAAACGCCATACCATAACACTTTGTGTTCATCCCTGATTTTCAACGATTTAGACGCTTCCTATGTCAAGAGTCCTCTTTTTTCACAACTCTCAAATTCTTTACGTGCGTGCGTATGCGAAAAAGTCTGCACCCCTCTTATCCTGAGAATACCATATCTCAGGCATGAGTACGATAATTCTTTTTCTGGAGAATGTAGGGAGTACGATACCCGAAGTACGATAACTGGAAGTACGATAAGTCCAGAGTACGATATTGAGAGTACGATAACCCGAAGTACGATAATCGGGAGTACGATAATTGTAGCTGCTCCTTAACTCTGCTTTTTCTGATCCGAAGGAAAAAGAAAAAAACGAAATCAAATCACATTTTGGCAAAATGTGTAGGATATTTATATTATCTATGTTATTTTATCTCTCTACGTTATTTCAATTATCTATGTTATTTATATATACGTAGTATATACGTCACGCTTTTGGGTGTCACGCTTTTGGGTGTCACGCTTTTGGGTGTCACGCTTTTGGGAGGTGGTTTCTGGATTGGCTCCAAAATGTCGGAAGTACGATAAACACTGGCATTGCATGAAGATTGCTGGTCTTATTTATTGTCCCTGAAACTACAACTCAGAGCATCATTTTCACATTTTCGCCAAAACCTCTTGGAATGCCTTTGTACAAAGGTGTTTCGGAAGATTTTGTGCCAACCTATATTTTTGCGAAAATTACACAGCTCAAAAATGGGGTCAAAATCTCTCGGAATCCCTTTGTTTATCGGCATTTCAGAAGACTTGCAGCAAAATTCTCAAAACAGCGCAAAAACTACAACTCGAAATCGGACTGTTTTTGGTCTCTGAAGCATACATTCTTTCAGGTTTGCGAAAGTTATTCCATCACACCCTGAAGCCAAGCGGATAACCTACGAAGCAAACTTCAAAACGGGAAAGTTAGCAAGATCTTCTTATAACTTCTTTATTTGTCATTCTGTGTCTCATTCTGCGTATCATCAATAAGGTGTTTTTGATTGTAATTAACTGATTTACAGATGTCTTCTGCGTCTCAATTATTCTCTCTCTTGTTGATTGATTTGGTGGTTAGTTTGATGGTTATTTGTTTCCGTAGAATCGCGCCAACCATCATATTTACAGGTGGTTACGAATTTGACTTGCTGGTTGTTTGACAAACAATTTCTGCAATTTACAAAAAGATACTGGAGAATAACAATCAATGGAACAAGAAACTAACAAACAAGTAGTAAGCCCGGCACTCCTTTGGTGTAGGGCATTTATATAATCGGATATGACTGAAGACGGTTTGGGGATATGCTACCTAATGCCTATGAGTTAATTCAGGTGGGAACGGCATTTCTTCATAAACCGTGAATTTCGGTCTTTGAGGTAGAACTTGATCTGCCTGCTGTACTTTTGATGAAGGGATAGGGCTAATATTAACTTTTACGCTCCTCTTTGTTTTGGGAACCTCTACTTCAACACCGATCTGCTTGCGGCATTTCATTTTCTTGCGTTTGCGCTCAAGTCTCTTTCTTTTCTTAGCCGCATCTTTCTTATTGGCTACTATCATATCAGAAATAGCACTCTCAAAGTCACGCTTCGACAAATCTCTACTGAAAGAGAAGAAATAGCCATATCTCGGTTTTCCATCCAAAACCTCGATATACTTCACGTAACCTTCACGGAGTCTGCCTATAAGTCTTCTGAAGTTTTCTTTATCCGAATACTTTTTGAAGATTCTGAGCGAAGATTCTGAAATAACGTTGCTTCCATCATCCTCGATGTCATTCGAGCTGACACAGCCCATCATTCTCGCCACGACAAGCGATTTCTCAGCCCTGCCTATCTTGTTTCGTCCAAGGATGGATTTGAATGCGAGGTAGCCCGCAAACAATTCGATGTCCTCAGAGGTTATTTTATCGCCTTTGCTTATCAGTTTCATAATATTGTCTAATTTGGCATAGGCGAACACGCGGCATTCATCATGGTCTTTGTATAACTCATGTTTCTGGATAACGAGATCTGTGTCAGGAATACCGATACCAAGCATTTCGGCACATTGCCTAATGCAGTAGAATTCCCGTGCCAGATCGTGCAATTCCGGCTGTTCGTTCAACTCTTCAGCCAGAAGCGGTATCACGTTTCCTAATAGAATGGTTTCAGGGTCAAACTCAGAACCATCTTTCGTGAACCCCCTATAGTCGTTATCTGACAATCCCATGTCGCTTTCCCAGTCCATGCCATCCAAGTAGGTATAAAGCCTTTCTGGAATGCTGACTCTGCGTTTTTTCGGATCTTGGCACATATAGGAGTAGAGCAACTGCCTTGCAATGTTGTAATCATCACAATCAAACTTTGCCGTATTGTAAATTCCATATAACAACACGTCAATAAGACCCTGCCTGCCATCATACAGCAGCGGGATCATTGAGACGGGTATTTTGATATATGAGAATTTCTCCATTGACGATTTTTAGAGAATGAATAACCCAGGGAGAGATTACAGGTACTTAATAAACTCACCTCGGTTCTCTGCTTCGATCACTTCCGAAAGACGGAAAAGGACTCTACCGTTTTCTTTTTTGATCGGTTTAAGATTACTCTTCTTTAATTTCTGTTCAAGACCAAAATAGGAGTAACCCAGTTTCTTTGCGAGTTGCTTTTTGTTGATGTACTCCACACCATTGATGGAGATCGTCTTAAAATCATTTTTTTTATTAACCATAATACCAATTTATTAAAAATCCACCACAAAATTAAGCCTATCATTGCATCGTTGCAATAGTTTATAACTAAAATCTATCAATTTTTTATCAAAAAACGCTCAATAATATATCAAAGATTGTCAAAGAACAAGAAAAAACGCATAGGTAAAAAGCCCCCGCCATCGCTGACGGAGGCTGAGGAAACGCAATTCTATAATATATATCGCGGTACATTCAACTCTTTTATTCCAGAACGCGCTCCCCCGTTTTTTGTGGCCCGGTTTTAACTCCAATTCCAAGTTTTGTGTCATTGACGAGCCATAACGGTTCACCATCGTAACTACTCTGGAAGATGAAGCCGTGACGTTTTGCGGTGCGGAAAGCCCACTCTCCAACAAGATCCATGTAAGTCTTACTGAGCTTGATTTTGCAGACACTACAAATATAGCTACTTAGTTCAATACACATTTCATGTTTGCTGAACGCAACCTTTTCCTTATAGAAATTATCTGTTATGATAGATCTCAAAGCCATCCTAACATCTTTCTCAGTAAATGAGACGCGAAACGAAAACGTATCACATTCCTTTCCTCGCGTATTTCCAATCTCTAAAAATCTCATAACCTACACCTTTTTAATTACTAAACCAATTGACTAAGCGAAAGCAAAACCTGAATTTTGCCGTTGTTGAGGCTTACACCGTAGAACTGTAGCCCGCTATAACTTTCAAGCAAGCGTATCAAACCGTAAAGAACGCTTTGGCTGTCAGTCTCTACAGCCAGATATTCCACATCGTTTGTGCTGTCGTATTTAACGATACCGTCAAACTTCATGTGGTAGTTACGTACTTTCTCGGTCTCAGAAATCCAATTCTTCAGCCTTTTGATGGTCTCTTTTCTATTCATCGCTATTCGCTTTTTGTTCCAAGAATCGTTTCAGGTCACGGTCAAGACGGTTTTTCATCATTGCACCATAACTATCACGCTCTATTACTGGAGAGGAAATATTGTCGGCATCATTCTCAGCAGTGGAAGTTCTCTTTGGTTCTACCTTGGCCTCAGCACATACGTTATCGGCATGAGCTGACGAGTCCTGAGTATCAGACTTGGAGGCCATGGGAGTTTTATTTGGCTTGGAAGTTCTGCCAATCTCCCATGACTCCATGATCCTTGAACTATCCTTTCCAATAACCAATCCCATAACTCAGAAATCGAATTGTCTGCCCTCACTCATGCAAAGGCTCTTTTCCCGTGCCTGGTCTCTTTCCTTATCGCGGAATCTGGCACTATCGCCTTTGAGTTTCAGGAAATTGCCAGAAGCCCAAACCTCTGCAAAGAACTGAGGTGAAGATGTCTTTGGCAAAATCTCGCTAAGAGAGAAAGAATAGATTCCATTCTCAGCCTCGAAGTCTCGTAGATTCTTCAAAGCCTGCTTAAAGGCACAAAAACGCTCGAAGTGTTCCTGAGCCAATGCAGGCACTTCCAGTTTGCCGAAATCGGCTGAAACGTCTTCTGCATTGGTGACGTGAACATTATCATCATCATCAACCTCAACCTCGGCAATTGGGTATGTATTGAAGAAATTGCTGATCTTACCTACGTATGGTCTGGCATCAATGCCTATACCATCCCATTTTTCAAGAAGATCCTGCTTATCGCGCTGTGGCAATGGCATTTTCTTAACGCCCTTCTGTCTGCGCACAATCTCACCTGAAAGCCATTCCTGATTGATCTCTTTGACGTTCTGAGGGAGTGCGTAACGGAGATCCGGCATATCGCGAAGTGCTTTGTAGGCATCGCTCATGTCCCTTGCCATATCAGCAAATCTTGTCTCTACGTCTCTCTTTCTCTGGTTATTGATAACGAAAGAAGGGAGAATCGGAGCTTTGTATTCATTTGTTTTTGTTTCCATTCTTTTTTCGTTTTTAATTGTTCATTTGTTAAGAAGCAACTTTCAGGAATGTGCGGCCAAGGTTCTCTGCATATTGGAGGCTTCTGAGATAGCCAGTCGTTGACCTCTCATATTGTACCCATTCCGCATATTCTACGGTATAAGCAACCACAATATCGAAAAGGTTTGTCCCGGATGGTCGATACGATTCAAAGAACTCACGGGCATCATCTTTGCCCCATCCCCCATTTGTCTGAACTTTCGGCAAATAAGCGGAATTCTCGCCATCGTAGTCGGGACTGAAGAAAACCCTACGTCTTTCCCTTTGCTTCATCTTTGGTCTGATAGCCTCCGGCACAAGGTCTGAAGCATAGTAAGCGATAACGGGCTTTCTTTCGCGGTACAGACAAACGACAATACTGTTAAGGAGGTTGCCAGTGAAGTTATGTGCCTTTGGGTTCTGCTGCCGTGCTGTGATAGCCTCCTGAAGCAGTTTCCAACAATATTTCTTCACTTCAATCTCAGCAGCATCTATGATCTGCTTCTCGAATGACTTGAAAGCCTTGTCTAATACAACTTTATTGCCTGCCATATCCTTTTCTTATATCAGAGATTCATTTCTATAATCACCGAAACCATTCAGCCTATCCACTATCCTTTGGAAACGTTCGCTTGGTGTAGCTAAGTTTTCTTTGGACTTCTTACGCTTACGCCTTTTGCGGAGCATTTCCTTAAACGCAATTTTCTTATCAATGCGTTCTGAGGTTAATTTCCTACCGTTGATAAGTTGAATAGTCATATTCCGCTAATTATAGATTCTTTTCCACAAATACCTAACTAACCATTCAGGCTTTTAAGTAGCTGCTTGGTCTGAGTAGTACCGTACTTCTCGTTCCACTGCTCACGCTCACGATTCTGGCGAATCATGGCTTCACGCGGATCGGTTTTGCCGATACTCTCAGATTCCAAGACCTTATCACCTATTACAATACCCATACGAAATCCTCCTATCTCAGACTTTGCTTAACCGCCTCAATACGTTTCTGGTCTTCCTGATCCTGCTTGTTTTTGCTTTCGAGGTACTTACGTACTTCTTCGTCAACGTCACCGTTTCCCAAGTCTTCCAGCTTCTTTTTCAGGCTGTCACGTTCCTCACGCATAGTCTTCAATTCCTGCTGAAGACTCTCAATTGTTGATTCGTACTCTTGTGTAGTCATAATTGTAACTTTTTAAATGTGATACATAATTTTTTGGCAAAGATAGTAAGATATTTTTACCAACAAATAGAAATGATGTAAAAAGTTTGCATTTTTAAGCAAATAAATACAAACTTGATATAAAAAAGAATGGTGAGCAATCACCGATCACCCACCATCCCCGATTGTACGTTAATCATACCGTCCTTGTGCCCCTGCCTGCTTTTCTGCCCTTTGGATAGCCATCGCCCAAGTTGCATTGAGTAGGCAAAAGATTGTCAGGTAGCGAACTCCGATAATCTACAATCCTTCCATCTTTCGTAACAATTGGCATACTCAGAAATTATTGATTAAACAAAATTGAAGCAATGCAAATGTACTAAAAAATTTCATTTCTTCAAAGGGTGTTGACTGAAATCTGTCTCAATGAAAAGAGAAAGCGGGTAGCTATGCCAGGCTACCCGCGAATGTAGATACAGATTGATGGAATGGAAATCAAACTTTACACTTACTCAACAAACGACCATCTATCATGTTCTACAGTTCAAATTATAGATGAATTGGAAAACTATTCCTGAGATTCTTTTCTTTCACACAAGAAAATGCGGTTCACAAGTTCAAAGGCATTGTCGATGTGCGTTGCCCTTGTATTGTCATTCTTTAAAATGAAATACTCTTTTATTTCCTGAAGTGCATAATTTAATACACAAAGAGATTCCAAAGTCTCGCACTCCATCCAGTCAGATACCGCTTTATCATACTTAGCCGGACACGAATCGCCTCCAGAGTGATTTTCATCTACTTCAGCCATATTAACGGCATCAAGTAAATCGTTGTAATGCCCAAGAATAGAGCGTAACTCATACAAATCGTCCTCGCTCATATCCTTGTGATTGTTTAAGGCTACGAATGAGTTAATGATAGTATTCTTCTCTACTTCATAATTACTTGTGTCACGCGAATTATTCACTGCTGACACGCCTGATTTTGTTACAATCTCTAATTTCATAATTCTTTTTTCGTTTGTATGTTATTAAATGATTACTATTATTTCATCTTTTGGATGCAAGGAATCTATCGTATTCCTCCATGAGCAAATTTGCATCGAAGTAGATATTGCTCTGGCGTTCGCCACCATTCTTGATAAAGGTAAACGATTCCTTGATCTCTCGCATTGTCCTAACGGATATACCAAGAAAATCTGCCGCAACCTTGGCATTAACCCAATGAGGCTGAGTTTTTTCTTTTCGTACCTTAGACGTAGCCTTTGCGAAAGCCATCATCCACTCTGGGTTATTAAATTCCTCTTCGACAATCTTCTTTGCCAGTTTAGGCACAAGCATTGCCACCAACCTATTAAGATCGCTTTCTGTCATTGCAGGATTATCCCTTTAAGTCATTAAGCCTCTTAACCGCTCTCTCATTCTTTGCCCCTACAACTTCAGTAAGGAACAAAATCAGTTTGGGGAAATCCTGCTCATTAATCAGAATTAAATGCTCTACACCTCAGACTTCCAGATTAACAGAAGCCATGTCTTCACCGGGATTCTTGCCAAATACAGCAACTGCCTCCATTTCATGCCTGACGATTGCGAGATCAATCACGGCATCAACCGTTTTCTTCTTTGCGTACATACTCTAAAAATTTATAAAGTCATTAATGTTACAATCTGGGTGCAAAGATAGTAAAAATAAAAATAGCCTCCAAACTAACTTTTAACCTATTTTATGGCAAAAAGTTACATTATATTCTAATCTGCATATAATGTAACATTTGCACCCTCGATGTTTGTTTTTCTTAACTTCTCATAGCATAATTTATTAGCCTACAATCTAATTTATCGTCCCAAAAGTGCGCTCATACTCAAAGTTCATCGAAGCCAAATTTGGAAGATTCAAATATTATTCGTACCTTTGCGCCTGATATTAAAATAGCAATGTATGGATATAAAGAAAAAAATTCAGCTAAAAGGTATGACTTTGGCACAAGTGGCAGAGAAAATGGGTGTAGCTGCTCCAACATTATCTGCCATCTGTTCCAGTAAAAATCCAAAATTTAATTCTTTGGAGAAAATCGCTGACGCTCTCGGCATTACCGTAAGCGAGTTGGTTTCTGATTCTGATAACCAGAAATCGCCTGCTGAAATCGAATGTCCCCACTGCCATAAGAAAATCGTTATAGAGACTAAGATACAGAGTTAAGGGAAAAAAGGCGGGTAGTACATACACCGCCGTTATAGTGTTTTTTGAGCGGATTGCCCGTGAGGGTAGTCCGCTTTCTTCATTCAGAACCTATTGGACGTATTGTTTAACCTGATAGATCTTAATTATTTAAAATAAAATCCAACAAAAACAAAGTCGTGTCATATAACGTCATATAACGTCATTCCGTATTGAATAAAAGTTAATATGATTTTGGAGGATAAAATAAAATATGTACCTTTGCACCCGTCAGGTAGCGAAAGCGTAAATCCACTGAAGTAATGTGCAGTGTTGGTCTCTTTGCGAGGTGTGGCACTTGGAAACCCAACGATGGTGTCTAACAGCAATAATTGGGCATTATTCAAAAAAAATTATTTTTTTATGACTAAAGAAGTATTAACAAAGGAGATTAATGATCTTGTGAAAAAAAAGAAATTCACTTTCTATTCATGACGATCAACACCACAGAATCATGGATGAAATCTCCAGAAAAATGTTCATTCGATCAATGCTCTAATTGCACAACAAACTCAATCTGAGGTCAGCAACAACCCTGCTGGCCTCATTTTTTACTACTAAAAAAGAGCGGTATTAGCCGCCCTTATTCATTGATTTTAATCTTGATAGATTCTCAATATAACCTTTATATTTCTGTTCATGCCCCTCAAATAGTTTTTGATAGCAAGAAACATGAAGTAGAACCGCCTCTTTTGTTTCGGCATTGGTTTCATTCTCGCTAACCAGGCGATCTTGCTCTTCAAGTAAAACAAGTATTTTCTGAGCTTTGCATCTGATAGCGTCTAATAGCATTATTCCTATCTCTATATAATTCGAGTCACCAATCAATTTTCTCAGGGAGTCAAGGCGAGTAACCGTTTCCTCATATCTTACAAAGACTTTCATTTCCTGATCAATCCTCATGGCTATCTCAGTGCCTTTAGCCAAATAATCTTCGTATTTCATAACTGACTACTAAAAAGGTGGAGCCGCAAAACGCGACACCACCAAATCTACATCTTATTGTTTAATCTTCATCTTTTTCGCTTATCATTTCGGCAATATCCTTGCAGATACATAGCGTTGCGGAAACATTGTTGAAGTCCTCGATGGTAAGGGCACTATTCTTTATATCCAAAGCACTATGAATCTTCCAAAGATGTTCAAGCGCATCCTTACACGAATCAGAAATCATATCTGGCGGGCAAACATTCTCCAAGAAATCCTTGGCCTTGGAGTAGTCATAGATCACCGTTTTGGGAATAGAGTAAGCGAATTCTATCTTTGTCGGGCCTCCGCTCTTTGTCACTATATTCACACCAATAATATCAAGTTCGTCCCCAAACAGATTAGTGAGAATACGCTGCAAGTCACCAACGAGGGTTTCACCGATATTCTCTAATGCAGTATCAAAGACGATCGCCTGCCTACCAAGTTGATCCCGCTCTGCCATATAGACGGATGCTGTTTTACCTAAGTCTGCCGATTCAATGAGGCTTCCAATAAATGCTGAAGCCTTAATCTTTTCGTAAATGTCTGTTGCGTTCATAACACCTTATTTTATTGAATTAAACATATCTTGTTGCTGAATGATTTCGCATCCCCATGCTCCAACTCGCCATTGACCGTAGAATTTGGAATTGGGGTTATAGCATTTTCCGCTTGTTCCTCCAGTGCGAGGGAAGAAAGTACGCTCCTGGAACCACTCACAATCAATGCAATGCTTAGTCATTTCCTATTCTTTCGGAATTCCTCAATTGCACTCTCACGATATACTACCCTGCGATTAATATGCGTTGCCTCGATCTCTCCATTCTTGGTTAGTTTCCACAAAGTAGGCTTAGAAATATTCAGTAGTTCGCACACCTCATCACGGCTATAATTCTTCTCAGGCTTGGCACTCATACGATCAGCCTCCAAAGCCTTCTGTACTTCATCTGCTATAACAGAGCGAAGCCAAGTCTCGACCAATGGCAGGACTTCCTCACCTATTAAGGATAATAGAGTTTTAGCATTCTGCATCGTTGGCCTCCTTTCTCATTAGCTTGTCTATTTCTGCACGAGCGAAAAGAGTCTTATTCCCGATTTTGTGAGTATTTAAAATACCCTCTTTCCTGTATCGGAAAATTGTTGAGCGACTAATATTCAGCAATTTCCCTACCTGAGTGATAGTTAGGAACTCACCTTCAGGGATAGGATCACCGAAAAGTTTGCGTTGGAGTTTTTCGGCATACGCCTTCAACTCTTCTTTACTCATATTTTCAAGTTCCATTAACTTTTTCTTCAGTTCGGAACTATCCAATAACCTTTTTTGTTCTTTAATCATACCATTCACATTTAAAAAAATAATAAAGATTTTGCCACAAAATTAGTACATTGTGGAACACCATGAAACACTATGGAACTAAAATCTTTGCTTTTTTAGGAAAAAAACTCAGAAAAAATTGGATGGAAACTGAAGAAATCGCGTAAAAAGGTTAATGTTTGGCAAAAGAAGGGAAATGAAAAAGGGAGCCAATTTGACTCCCTCAATAACTCAGGCTTCCTTCTTTAAATCTATCGTCTTAGCCGTAGAATTCATCTTCTCTGCTATTCTGTCGGCTTCCTCAGAGAGTCCGGTTCTAATGTACTTCTCCAAGTTCTTTAGATTGGTATGACCGCTGAAGACAATTAAATCACGCTCACGTAATCCCAATTTGTGAAGGTTGGTAATTGCCGACCTTCTGGCTGTGTGGCTTGTAATCAGTTCCCATTTGTATTTAAGAATATTCCCCCTGCCATCACGCTTGAAAACGGGTTCACCATCATGCTCAAAGGCATATTGTTTCCTGCGCTTATACTCTACAAGCTCATTCTTTGTCATTGGCTCATTGTTCATGGCTTTCTCACAAAGGCGTAAATATGTACGTTCTGCATCCTTCTCGCGTCGAGTCATTGCAGTTGGGTATTCCTGCATCAAAGAAGGTACTGACTTTGCCAACTCTTTAAAAATGTCCTTTAAAAGAAGATTCACGTATTGCGGTTTAACTTCTGGGGATTGGTAGTCATAACGCTCTAATATCTCATAGCATCGCGGATCCAGAATAGGAACTTCAACATCGATGCCAGTTTTCTTCTGAGTGAGTTTGAAAATTGGAGTGCCCTTGTCGGTCTTGGTAATGTTGAATGGTTTAAACTTTGAGTAATCGCTAACACGTTGTGCTGAGAATACACCGATGAAGAAAAGGTCCCTAACTTTGGCTTTAGTACCTTCTAACGGCATCTTATAAAGCGCGTCTAATTCTTCCTCAGTGAGATAGATTTCAGTCTGTTTCTGACCTTTCTTAACAGTGGGAGTCTCCCAAGCACTCAAACTGATAGCATTCCTATTCCATCCCTGCGAAGCCGAATATCTGCAAAGATGCTGAGCTGTTCCCCATAACTTATTAATTGTGGTAGGCATGAGTCCTTTTTTCTCCAAGTACAGACGGAAACGTTGTACCCATTCTGGGGTAATGTCCTCAAATGTAGTTCCTGCTTTGGTATAGTCTTTCAGGTGGTTGAAAAACGTAATCCATCCTGCAACTGTCCCCTTAGTATATTTCCCTTCTCTGCATCGCTTATCGGTAATCACACCATCCTTTATACCTTTAATGTAGTTCTCACAGCAAGGAACAATTTCGTGCATCTTACGCTCCCTTTCCTCACGTTCACGCTGATTAATCTCCTTACGCTTAATTATAGCGTCATGGTTTGCTAACTTGGAAAGAGCCTCGACCAATACTGGTTTATCTTCACTGCTCTTTATGCTGCCATCATCAAAAAGGAGGTCAATGGTCTCACTGACTATATTCATCTTCTTTTTGATTTCGGCTCCTACGCTCCCTTCTTTAGTATAATTGTCCCATAACTTTGCATTGCCGCTTTCATAATACTTGCGCCAATCCGTAATGTTTACTGAAATGCCAGTAGAAAGCACCCAATCGATCTTGGGGTTCTTTTTCTGGATTCTTACATAAAGAGTTGCTTCACCACTCTGTTTCGTTGTTCTAATTAAGAAATTTGCCATAATAAAATCAATTAAAAATAAACACGCTGCAAAGATACAAAATTTGTATCTACCTTGTATCTACCTTGTAGCTTTTTTGTATCTACTTTAATTAATTTTAACTAATTTCCTTTAATCTCGAATTTTTGTAACTCTCTGATAATTAGCTATTATATATGTGTACTGACGTTTCTCGAAGTTGCGGCAAAAAATTGATACCCCACCAACAACAATTGTATGTAATATATTGAATATCAGTCATATAACAAATTATATCTATATAAATTTAATCTCGGTTGTATCTACTTTGTATCTACCTTTTGCCTTGAAATTGTCCGCTCCCATCCATCACGGACAAAAGCGGACGGCAAATTTCCTTTGTTCATATTAGAACGCTGCAAAGATACATAAATTATTTGGTAAATGATAAGTTTTGGGATTTTTTCTTCATTATGGTGTTAATTTGCTTATACTCAACCTCATAAAAAAGAAATAGCGGCTATGCTCACGCACCACCGCCATAATTGCATAAATCCTAAAAGGGACAAAATCAAATGTACTCGAAACGAAGTCCATCGACTGTTTTTCCTCTAAGAATAGAACAGCGAATTCTATAGCCGGATATTCCAACGGCTTTCTCGCAATCTCTAACCGTTGGAAATTCGACCCCGGTAGTGATACACAAAACCTTTTGTGCCCATCCCTTACGTCCATTTGAAGCCGTGTGCCGTTTATGCGGCTTGTGATAGGTATTACCACTTAGCTGAATAGCACCACGAAATTCAGGATTGGGGATGGTACTTTGTTCTGTTCTATAACCTTCTGCTCGCTTGTCACGGGCAAAGATATACGCTTCATTCACAAAATAGAACTGCTGTTGCTCTACTACCTTACCATCCTGGCAGACCGTAACAACATAAATGCTCGGTCTGCACTGAATGGTTTCGGGATCTGTCACTTTTTGTTTCATTACACCTAAAATTATATTAATTATGAGATTGGCATTTTCCAAGCCTTATTTTTCAGACCGTTAAAGAGATTGAGTATTTCCTGATTACTCTTCATCATGGCTTCATTGCTACGCATTATGGCTGCATTTGACTGCTCGATATTGCGTAAGCTCTCACTACCACTTGTCATTAGTCGCAATTGGTCTTTCCAAAAGTCCTTTAGTTCCACTGGCTGCAATTGCCGAATTACTGAGACATCTAATCTGATAGCGTTCAGGTACGAAGCAACCAAATCGCCAGTCTGTTCGGTGATACTCTGAATGCTTCTACCCATTGATGAAGAAGAACTACCATCGTCTTTCCATCCATATAGATTCTTCAGCATATCCCTTACGGCCATGGCTTCATCGGAATTCGCCTTTGCCTGCGCCATTAACGCATCCCATTCGGACTTGGTAAACTCACTGGCTACATCGGTATCTGTAATATTGCCCTGAGAGTCGTAGGTGTGGCGACGGACATTGCCGTTATTGTCAATGTACTCGTCATTCACAGAAGCAGAGTCAATAAGTGCCTGCAATTTCTTGGTGAATAGACTGTCAACCATTGAATTGAGAATAGCATTGCGCAATTTTTCTTCCAGATTTTCAGCGAGTTTGTCGCTGCTGTTGCTCATTGTAGCCATGAGGTCTGCCCATTCGCTTTTAACGGTGTCGAGTTTCCAACCCGTCAACTTCTCTTTCATCTTGTCAATGATCTCTGCCTCCTTATCGCCATAGGCAATGACATTTTCCAAGTGCTCCCTAAAATCACCGTCCATGTTCGCCCAAAGTCCGACATAGTTTTCTTTAATCCAGAGCAATTGTTCTCCAGTCATTTCGAGCATATCTTCCATGCTGTTGAATTGAACACCGCCAAGACTACGGGAGATTTCGCCTGCAACGTCCTGCCAGTTTACGCCATTGTAGTCATAGCTGCCCTGCCACATACGATAACCAATGCTATGAGACCCCATAGAAGCACCAGACGAAAGACGCTTCCAAGCAAGGATTGTTGACGCTTCCATTTCTGCCCTCATAATAGCAAGGGCTTCAGCACCTGCCTGCTGAGCTTCAACACCCCATTTCTGGTTGAGGTATTCCTTCTTTTTTTCAATCAGGGAATCCCAGACCTGAACCAGTTGATCATATTGGGCTTTAGCCTTATTGTAGTAGTGATAGCCATCGCCAAATAAATCGTCTTTGAGAAAATCATAAGCATCACCCTGACCGAAAATGCCACCAAAAATGTTTCCGACTCCGGCAAGAATACCACCAACGGCATGAGCCACACCGTCAAGGATATTGCCAAGGAACTGATCGAATCCCTGCTCGCCAATGGCATCAAGCAAAGCGAAAATTGCAGCAATCAAACCACCAATGCCTTCACCAGTCTCACTAAGAGCCGCTACAACCGTACCAATAACATTACCAACATCCGAAAGCGTGGCCTCGTTGGATTTGCCTAATGATACAAGAGCCTGCGAGATCTTGGCAATCTTCTGCATTGTATTGATCTGACTGTTATTAACATTGCCCTGAGCCTGAACAACATTATTCTTTGCCTGATTGACTCGCTGCTTTGCATCCTGAGCCTGAGCGGAGGTTTTGCCATACTTAGAAACGGCTTCCTGATACTCCTTTTCTGCCTCAGTCAATTCCTCGGTGGCTTTCTTGTAAGCCTCGGTATTCTCAGCAAGACCGCTGAACAATCCGCTCTTATCGGCAATTGCACGGTCAAGTTCTGACATTGCAGACTCAACTTCTTTCAGAGCCTTAACGTCCATCTTGCTGCGATTGAGACGAATGTATTCAGAGAGATTCTTTCTAACGTCAACCAGAACTTTCTTGGTATAGGTCTTCAGATTGCCGAAAACAACCTCCCAATTGATATTCTCTTTGAGTTCATCAAGTTTCACTTGGGCAATTTCGGATTGCTCTGCTTTGTTGGTGGCATATCTCGCGCGATCAGACGTAGTTTCTTTCCGCATCTGCTCATATTTCTCACGGATAGCAGCAATCCTTTCCTCATAGGTGAGATTTGCCTTGATAGCGTTTGCGGATTCTTCCAACGACTTTTTGTAGTTTCCACGAACCATATCAGAGATCTTCTCCCATAGTTTGAAAAGTTCCTCACCATTATTGAAGTTGGCTTTGAACCAATCCTCTGCCGTTTGCTTATCAGCCTCCCAATCCACGATGTTGCCTTTTTCGCCCATCTTCTCACGCAAAGAATCTGCAAGGCTTCTGGCTTCATCATTCCAAAGCATACCGTCAACAAAGGCAGACATAGCGAAGTCTCTACTACCCGTGTTATCCAGAAGGGTACGATAAAGGCTGAACTTATCCGTAACATCGGAAATATAACGCTCGATGGCATTAACCTTTCTGTCGATAATCTCCTTGGCCTCACTAAGATCAGTCTCGGCAATGAGTTTGTCAATGCTGATACCAAACTTCTTACGGTCTTCAGTACTGAGCTTTATAGAGTTCTTAATCTCATTGAGAGTGCCTTTGAAGTTGTCAACAATCTCCTTACCTCTGCCTTTGGTGGTGGGGAAAAGGTCTTCAAGAATGTTGATGGAACGCTCTCTGCCGTAGGTATCACGGTATTTCTTGTATTCAGCAAGGAAAGACTTCACTTCATCAAGCCTGGTACGTGCTTCTTTCAGTTTCTTATCCTCAGTGGGCTTACTGCCAGAACGCTTTTCCTTTGCTGCTGGCAAACCAAATTCAGTAAGGAAATCACGCGCAATCTTGTTTTGTGGAGCCGCTGACTTGTAATCTGCTGCCTGCTTCATACCCCAAGGCGTGCGCAAGCCTACTGGCAATTCATCGGGAATATTTGAGAGGTCAACGCCAAACCTAAGAAGAATAGGCTGTGTCTGGTCTATCACTTCCTGAGTGTCCTTTATGCTGTTATGCACCATCTTAACAATATCATCACGGGACATGTCCGGCTTAATCTTGATTATAGACTTATGCGCATCAAGCCAATCCTGCATCTGCTGTTGCCACTCGTTAAGATCCTTCTTTGCTTCCTCGGTCTCAACACCGACCTTAATACCCCAACGCTTTTCAAACTTCTCGGAAATAACGTCAATGATATTGTTCCATTCCGGGTGTTTGTCAATCCATTCACGGGTTTGCTTCAGCAGATTGCCGACTTGCTCCTTTGTCAGTTTAGCACCGTTATTGCCAAAGTCGTAGCCGAATTTCTTCATTCGCTCCTCAACACCGACAAAGAACTGATCCAGTTCATTCATAGCCTCCCTACGCTGACTCTCAACATTGCTGAGGGTGCTGTAACCGATAACACCGCCATAATCAGCACCATTGAAGCGCAATTGCCGTTTGAAGTTCTCAAGCAAATCAGCCCAATTGTTCTGATTCTCCAAAAGCCACTTCACGCGCTCTGCATCCGACTTCAATTCACCAGAAACAGCGGCAAAGACGGGCTCCATTTCCTTTACAGCGTCAAGGGCTTTCTTAACCGCCATCTGATTGTTAGCCGTGAATTCCGTAATGCTGTCCTCATATTCCTTAACGGCTTTGGCATATTGGGTGAGGTCTGTTTCTACGTTATCATCGAACCAACCGCCATTACTATACTTCATGCCAAACTCGAAAGCATCTGCTGTTTTCTCCATTTCCCCATAAGTGCCAATGGTTTCTTCCATCTTCTCACGAAGGTATTGGTATTGCTCTGCGAGACTCTTAACCTTGCCACTCTGATCAGCGGTAAAGGCACTATTCATGATCTCATTGGCATTAACAGCATAATTCTTCAGCGTCTCAGTCATAGCATCAATGCCCTGCTTCAACTGCGATTCAGTCATTTCGGCATTGAATGGATCTATATTATCCATTCTGGATTTGAGATTTCTCATAGCCTCAGAACTTTCAAGGGCATAGGCATTGGTAAGCTCCTTTGCACGCTCTATTTCCTGATTGTTACGCTGCCAAAGATAAATGATACCCTCAACGGCTGCAAACCCCATCGTTACGGGATTGAATACGAATTTGCCAAGACTTGCGAGACCACGACCAAGACCACGAAGGGCAAGGGTGAAACGCCCGGTTGTGGCAATGGCACGGAGTTGAGCCATAGAATACTTACTTGTGGCAATGGCATTGCGCCCCAAATATCGCTCCTGGGCTGCAAGTTCTTTGTTGAGGGCAAAGGTAGCTGCTTTCTGCAAGCCATACAAGCCTACAGCAGAAGCACCAAGCGGGAGCAAAATGCGCCAGTTACGGGAAAGTTCTGTCAGCATAACAGCAAGTTCCTTCAAGCCATCGCCTACGCTACTTTCTGCCATTTCGCTATACATGATCTGGAAAGAGTCGCGGAGGTTCTTGAACTTAGCATTAAGAGCCTCAGACATTGTTTCCTGCGCATTATAAAACATTCCTGATTTGTCAGTAAGTTCCTCCAGAACCTCCACAACCTGATCATAGCCGATTTCCTTCTTTGAAACCATCTTGCGCACCTCCTTAGTGGTGACACCAAGTTTTTCAGAGAGTTTTGCAAGCAGTGGGATATTACCCATGCTGAACTGACGAAGGGTATAGCCGGAAAGCGCACCCTCAGACCTTACATGACCCAAAGCCAATGCCAAACGGCTAACCTCAGTGCCAGTTGCAGCCGAAATGTCTGCAAGCCGCTTTGTCATTTCATATAGTTCATGGTATTCGAAACCGTAGGCACTGAGCTGCTTTGTCATCTGGTCTATTTCAGTGACACCGAAGGGGGACTGGATAGCCAGACCCTTCACGCGCGCAAAGAGCATATTTGCCTGAGCCGCATCACCAAGAATGGCTTGGATGCTTAAACGCTGCTGTTCCAACTGACCGCCCTGTTCGATGATATTGTCAAGGAATGACTTTGCAGCCCAAAGGCTGATATATTGCTGTAGCATAGACCTGAGATCCTGAATGACCTGGGACTGACGGGACAATTCGGAGGTGGCTGAACGAACGGCATGAGAATACTGAGACTCTGCGCCCGCTGCCCTCTGCTTCTCGCTGATATTGCGATTGAGTTCACGGGTATTCTCGGAGATTCTTGCTGTGAAGGAACGGAAATCGCCCTCTGCTTTCAGGTCAAAGGCACTGACTTTGCCACTGCCGATCCTACCGCCATTGTCGATAATCTGACGGAACTTAGAAAGATAGGATTCCATTTCCTGAATCAGATTCTTCATCTTTGTGGTGTCAATACCAAGGCTGCCTGCCTTTTGCTCTATCTCGCGCAAACGAACAAGGCGATTCTCCAACTGAGCAACCTGATACACGGCTTCCTGAACCGATTTCGGGTCAACTATGCCAGTAACGGCACTGCCGCTGCCACTGCTACTGCCATTACCATACTTGGCCATGGCACGGGTCTGAACGTTGTATAGCTTGGAATATGTATCACAGACGGAACGTAACGCATCGGCATAGCCCATCCACTGACGGCTAAGAGCCTCAACCTTCTCAGTGTCTTTCCAGATATTGCTGTCATGGCTCATGCGCTCATACTCGCTGAAAAGACGCTTGTAGTCACCGACTATCCATCCGTAAGGCGTATCGTCAATGCCCTTGGTGACTACCTTTGAGCGAAGTTCCTGCATCTGCCTTACAGCCTGCATCATATATTCCAGATTAGAGCGCATACGGTCTGCATTCTCGCGCATTGTCTTTGAGTCGCCGAAATCGTCTTTTCGATTCAGGCTATTCATACTCTCAATGCGCTTTCTTGCGCTGTAGAGCCTATCCATGGCCAAAGACATATCGTCAATGGCTTTCTTTGCATATTTCGCCTGATTGATCTTACCGACCAACTGTTCACCACCAAACATGAGTGAGGCGAGACCGCCACGACTATTTATAATCGGGTCTTTCTCAGCGTCAATAAGAGCCTTGCGGTAATCCTTCAGCCATTTAACCATGCTGTTTGCACCGATCTTGCGGCTATAGGGATTGTCACCAAACAAGGGGTGTTTCTCAATCTTAGAGATTGCAGCGTCAACATCCTTCAGCATGACATGAAGTTTGTCGATACTTGTGGCACGGATGCTGTCACTACCCTTACCCAAGCCCTTCAGCTTCTGGTCAACTTGCTCCAGAGCCTTTTCAGTCTCCTTGGCCAATGACCTGATCTGCTTGTTGCTCTCACCGAATACCACGCCCATAGAGCGTAGTTTGTCCTGCAAGCCCTCCAACTCAACGCGGAGTTTCACGGGATTGTCTTTGACCCATTTTTCAAGGTCTTTCTTGTAGGTGTCGAGGCTTTTGCGAATATCCTTGATACCTATCTCAAACATCAATTTACTCGTTTCATTCATAATTTTATGCTTTTTAGAATTTATACGGCACAAATATAGGTAATATTTGTTTACATAGTATCGGCACATGTGTAAAATCTGAGAAAAGAAAAACAGAAAAACGGCACAAAAACAAAATCCCCCACGAACTTCTCAGTCAGTGGAGGAATGGGTTTCTTTATCTAAACTTATGTTTATGACCGCAAAATTAAGCATTTTCGATGATAAAACAAAATAATTTTACATATATTTGATGAATTTCTGCTGAAAATGTATATCTTTGCAGAAAAAAGGAGAGGTAACGGCACGAAACCACTACTCACGCCTTATCAGACGAAAGAGCAAGTGGATAAGCCAAGAATAACTGACCCGATTAAGGATCAGCCAAAGTCCCGGACAATCCGGGCTGTTCTCATTTCGTAGAGCGTTTCGGTTCGCTTTGAGATCCGAAGGAGAAAGTACACATGCAGCACCGCAACCGTTGCGAGAACGTTAAGCGAGAAACTTCACAGAGAGACCGCCAAGGATAGGTTTTACCGAAGCCCTGACGGTCTTTTTAGTTCAAACCCTTGCAAGGAACAACAATTATCACTATCTTTGCAACGCTTGTTATATCAGAAGGGGAGGGTTATGATGCCGATAGGGTCTGCCCTCCTTTTTTGTGCCACATATTCAGGCAACAACAAACAAACGCTATCACCATCCCTGACTTCACGGTGTAGGATCTCACACACCACATCAATTCTGCCATAAAACCCTTCTCGATGGAAGGTAAGCCACTTGTCAGGATTCCCCAGAATACGACTTTGCCGCCTGAACACCATTAACAGCATGAATAAGCCTAAGCACCTTATCCACATCGGTAAGCCATCAAGTGATGATTGGATTCCACACAACAACCAAGAATAAAGGAAGGGGACACCGATTGACTCAGCAACCCCCTCCAAAGCGGAAAATGTTAAATGGTAGGGCAAAGATAAGAATAATATCGCAATAACAAAAGAAAAGCACAAAATATTCACACTTATTAACTTGTGGCGAAAGTAATTGGAATTTACAAAATGAAAAATTAAAAAAATAAAATTAAAAAATTTAGGTCGGAGGTCAATAAGGGCTTTTTAAAGCATCAAGGGGGGGGGGCTCCCCTCCCCTTGACTATATGTAAATAATTATACCCAAAAACAAGCGCAAAACGCATTGAATATCAATACTTTACGATATTTTAGACGTATAAAGCACACTTATAAGCGGAAAAATAAAACATATTTACAAAGCCGTGTTAAATGTTGCAAATTTCGGTAAATTACAATTAATTTCTTATGCTCGTTATATGTTACATTATAATAATAATGTTATATTTGCAGCGTCCAAGAGACATTAACACTATAACACTATAAAGTATGTACAGGAATTCAAAAGACATGAGTAGCCGTAGAAATGCGGAATGCGGAAAACGACTTTTTGATTTGTGGTTTTCTGCAAATTATGAAATGTTGCGTAATCGGTGTATTTCTACAAATGTATTTGGGGAAATATTTAATACCAATTACGAAGATGTTTTTCACGACGCTTATCTGGTGGCGCGTGACTCTATTAACAATGAAGATAGTGAAATCTTTCTTCATGTATTCTTAGCAGCGTTTAAGAGACAAAGCAAAATTAAGTATCAAGCAGAACAAAAGGAAATTAGACCTAAAGATTTATTTTGGTCTCTTCTCAAAGTTGACGAAGATTTAGAACCTTTAGAAATTGAGGAAAAGCTCGCAAAGCGTGAAAAGTTCGTTAACCAGGTAAAGCGACATGCAAGAAATTGGTTTAATGCGGAAGATTACGAAATCTTTAATCTTTATTTTATTCATTCCTACACACTTGAGAACGTTTCCGTAATGCTTAATAAATCGGTTTCGCACATTTGGGGACGTGTTCACTACACACAAACAGCACTTTGTTATAAATTCCAAACCATTTAATTATTACGATTATGAAATTACAAATATTTGACAAAGTAACATGCAAGCAGCAAACAGCAAAGCCGCTTTCTCGCAGTATTCAGGTATATAAGAGTAATGGATCTATTAGTTTTTCAAGTGCAGCCGTTTTGGATCTCAATATTAGTTTGGATCACAAAGTTATATTTGCCAAAGACGAAGATACTAAAAACCAATGGTATTTGGCAATATCTAAAGACTTTGAAAACGGCATTAAATTACGCATTAAGAAAAATGGCGGCATGTGCAAAGACGTTGATTCGCTCGCTTGCTCATGCAGGCAGGTAGTTGATAACATGCTTTCAGATTTCAAAGCGGAAAAGCGTGCAGTCTTATTAATCGGAAGCAAGCCAAAAGAAATTGAGGGCTTTAAATGGTTTCCGATAATTCCAAAGCCACTTAAAACGAATTAAATATTATAGTTATGAATTACGATGTATTTTTAGACAAATGGAATGAACTTGCGGACGAAGACAAAATTAATTGCTTCAATGAGTATGCAAGGGAATACAACGCGGACGAAGAACTTTTTTCTTTTGACGAAGATTTCTTTAATACGTTCTTTACAAGTCCTTTAGACGCTGTTAGGGCTTGCTTCTTTGGTAATATTGAATCATGGAATGACGATTATATTAAATTCAATGGTTATGCAAATTTAGAAAGTCTTTCGACATATCAAGCGGCAGAACATGCAGACGATTACACGGAAGAAATATTTAATTATCCTGAAATCTGGCTGCAATATATTGAAGACGAAGAAGAAGACGAAGAAGACGAAGACGAAACGCAGAACCTATAAATTATTAAGTCATGGAAAGGTATTTAAAAGACGCTATTAAGTATGTAGAAAGTAATCTTTTGGATATGGTTTGGAAAGAAAAGATTCTTTTAAGCCTAAGAGCAGTAAATGAAATGCGGTGTCCTATTGACTACGAAATAAAGGACGCTATAAGAGAGTTGCTTTTTGAGTATGGCAGTAACAACGATTTAGGAAACGAATATTTTGATTTTGTAGCCGAATTCGTTGATGAAGAAGAAATATTTTGGGAATTAGATTTAAACCTTTGATTTCGTAAAGTCGGGACAATAGGACAAAACAACAGTTAAAGCCGTTTCGGGTGCAATGCTTCAATGTGTATTTGCACCCGTTTTTTATGTCCCCAAATCAGGAAAGCACAATTTCAGCCGTTTTAAGCCGTTTTTCTTCTTTCGGGTTAACAATTACCCAAAGACAAGCCAAAACAGCAGCACAAGCCAAGAAAAGCGGCAAATTTGCACGTTTTCGGCATTCCTTTATATTAG